ACCGGGGTGGTGACAACCAGGATACGGTCACGTTTTTGCCTATCTTCCACTGGACGGCGGAAGAGGTGTTCGCAATCCATAAGTATTTTGGTGTGGAGCCGAACCCTCTTTACAAACTAGGCATGAACCGTGTTGGCTGTATGCCCTGCATTAATGCAGGAAAGGCGGAGATACGTGAGATCGCACGGCGGTTCCCCGAGCATATAGAGAAGATATTGCAGTGGGAAAAGGAGGTGGCAAAGGTCAGCCGTTGGGCACAGTTCACCGGTCGGGCTACCCCTTTTCTTGCCACATCAGGTCGCCCGGTTGATACAACCCCGGAAATCATCCAGTGGGCTAACACAGACCGCAAAGGGAACGATCTCCCCGAGGAGGAAATCCTGTCCTGTGCATCACGTTATGGATTGTGCGAATGACTGACAAACGTGCCTGCACTTACAGAATTTTTACGGGGGGTGAAGTGAAATGAAAGGTCGATACTTCACGAACGAGGTAGTTCTCAAAGAGAGCGGAGATGGTAAGTGGAAACTCCAGATCAAAGACGCGGAGTGGCTTGATATGACCACTGCGGAGGTCAAGAGCCTTTTTATGGATGTAGCGTTTATACACAGAGAGTGGCATGTTGATCTTACGAAGGGGAAGGCATGAACGAGGAAGTTAAAGGACAGATATATTTCATGGTCATCGCCGGGATTGTCTGTGCCCCCTTCGCCTACCTTCTGTTTGTGGCACTGGCACCGATCATTATCTACGGAGGGCTGGCGATCCTCTGTACCTACGCCCTGATCCTCCCTCTTTGGGCCTGGGAGACCATCGCGGAGAAGTTTAAATGACTGACCAATGTATATGGGTTTTGGACCGTGAGAACCATGCTTTCTACACAGGGTGCGGGGAGCATCATCTTGCGTCTCATGCGCTTCGCCCAGTGGACTACAAAGACAGGAGCTGCTTTTACTGCTGGAAGCCCGTTGCTGTATATCAACACTCAGCAGCAGAGATAGGACCGGGTACCAATGACCCCAGGCACTTGCGGACAGAGCCTTCTCGTTTCCTCAGGAACAACGAATGGCTCGATACCACGACAGGGGAGATCAAGGATCTCTCTTTGGAGGGGGTTTGAATGACTGAGAAACGTGCATGCACCCGGTGTCATGTTTCAAGGGAACATGCTGAATTCCCAAGATTGAAAAATGGCAAGGAGAGGAAAACGTGCATGACCTGTGCAACAAAGGTAACGCGCTCTGTTGCTCTTCGCCATATCCCCGCGGAGGAGAAGTTGCACGGCATTAATTATTTAAGGGTTCGGTTTTGATTCACTATCACGGTACTCCAATCTCTGGTGGTGTTGGTGCCCAGCAAGCACTTAGCGGGAAGCATGCGCTCGTGAGCTTTGCAAACCCAGGGCACATAGAGCACATATCCCTAATAGCGCATTCTTTTATTCTTGATAATGGGGCATTTACTGCCTGGAAGCAGGGGGATGAGTTTGATCTGACTGGGTATTTGCTTTGGGCAAATAAATGGCTCAAGCACCCAGGGTGTGATTGGGCATTGGCCCCTGATGTTATTGATGGGTCAGAGGAGGAAAATGACGCTCTTCTCAACCTGGTTTCTCACCAACGGCATAAGTTTGTTCCTGTTTGGCACATGAACGAATCAATCGCCAGGTTGCGCACCCTCTGTTTTGAGTGGCCGCGTGTAGCGATGGGGAGCGCGGGGGATTTTGCCACACTTGGAACAAAGGAGTGGTGGGCGCGGTTGCACGAGGCTTGGCGCTCAATAGTTGATTGCGAGGGGGTTCCTTTGACAAAAATACACGGCCTAAGAATGCTCAATCCGAAAGTTTTTACCCGTTTCCCGTTCTCATCCTGCGATTCTGCCAACGCAGCAATTAATTCCGGGTCAAATGCTCGATGGGAAGGTGCATATGCGCCAAAGTCGAAGAGGGTTAAGGCTGTTGTGATAATGGACAGAACTGAACACTTTTTGTCTCCGCCGGTATACCGCCCATGATTGTTTGGAAGGAGTTTTCTTTTGATGCGGCTCACCGCCTACCCCACGTCCCCGAGGGCCACAAGTGTGCGCGTCTTCATGGGCACACGTTCTATGTGCGCCTGGCCGTCGCGGGCGAGGTCGATGCCCATGCCGGGTGGGTTATGGATTTCGCGGACATCAAGCGCGCCTTTGCACCTCTCCACGATCAACTGGACCACCACTATCTGAATGAAATCCCTGGGCTGGACAATCCGACCAGTGAGCATTTGGCTATGTGGGTTTGGAGGAATCTTAAGCCAGATTTGCCAAGGTTGCACAGTGTGGAGGTCAGGGAGACCTGTACCTGCGGGTCTGTTTATGGAGGGTGAACATGACTGATAAACGACCCTGCACCCGGTGCGGGGAACTGCTCCCGGAGGAGGCGTTTCCCTTCCACAAACAGCGCCCGACACTACGGCTGAAGGAGTGCTCTCAGTGCTATGAGATGCGGAAGATGCACCCCTCTGCCCGCCCACCCAAGCCTTATCCCAAATGCCCAGGCACTCGCGGAATCCCTTGTGGGAAAAACATCCGCAACAGAGAGCGAACCATGTGCGCCCAGTGCCACCGCAAGGAGAACCGCCCTGAGAGACCCAGTATGTCCAGAAAAGCATCGCGGAAGAATCCCTTTAAACCCGCACCCAGATTTTCCTACGAGCCGGAGGAGTATATGCACAAACCAGAGTTGGCAAGTTTGAGGTTGAGAACATGAGCAGTGCAGACAGAATACTTGAGCAGTGCAAGGACATCCTTGCCCAGCGCGGAAAGGGTTACGACAACGGCGAGCAGCGCCTGATGCAGACCATCGCGGAGACTTACTCCCAGGTGACGCAGAGTGATTTCAGCGATTTTGATGGCTACACCTTCATGGTGTGCCTGAAGCTGGCCAGGATGCAGGCGGATCGCTTCACTGCGGATCACTACATCGACCTGATCAACTACGTCGCCCTGATGGGTGAATCCACCCTGTCAGGTCCGTTGGGGATTGTTGGGAATTCAGGAGAGGAGGAGTGGGTGTGACGATGTGTTCCGAAGAGGGCTGTGAAAAGAAAGCGGTGGTGAGGGGCTATTGCAAGGCGCACTATTCAAAGCTGATTCGGGCAGGGGAACTTGATGTGAAGCCGCCCTGCCCGGAGTTCTGTGAAATCCCCGACTGCGGAAGGGTTTACTACGCCAAGGGGCTTTGCCAGCAGCACTACCTTGATCACTGGCACACGCAGAGGTTTCTCAGGATGACAGAGCAAGCTGCCAATACACCGAAAATAACAGAATAGCAAGGTTATTATTCCCTCCTGTGTTAGAATCTCCCTCATTCAGAGGGAGGTTCCCCATCATGAAAATCAGTTTGAGCGGGCTGGCTCAAAACCGATACAACTCTCTGCCTGAGTCCAGTGTCTGGACACAGGATGCGTTGTTGCGCGTTGAGGAGTTGGCTGGCACCCTCGATGAGAACGAAATCTTCCGCTACTTCTGCATTGATGAGGAAGAGCTGGGTCAAATTGACCGGCGAATCTTCAGAATGGCTTACGAACGCGGAATAGTGATCTTCAAAGCCAAGATGGGTGACAAGCTCGTTGCGGCGGCAGGTGATCGCAACGGTGGCGCACTGACTCTTCAGGTTCTGAATCATTTCTCACCGAAATGGAAAGGTATCGTATCCGACCAGAGCGGAGGTTCTTCTGTTTCCGGGGGCTGGTCCCTGCGAATCGTCAAACCTGACGAGGACTGAGCATTGCTGGAGGTAACCTATTGCCCAAGTAAGACGCTTGCGAAGTTTCATGACGATGACAACTTTGTGCGTTTTTGCCTTGGTCCCATCGGGTGCATTGCACCCGAAACCCTCATTCTGACCGAAGAAGGTCCGCTTCGTATCGACGAGATAAATCGTCCCATGCGCGTTGTAAGCTGGAATGAGTCAACTCAGGAATTCCAGCTTTCTCAAGCCACTCCGAGCTTCCCCAAAGGTGAGGACTATCTATACCGAGTTCTCTTGCCAAGCGGAGAATGGCGTGGAGCCTCACATCACCGCGTGCTTTGCGAAGACGGTGAGTATCGACAGGTGTCACAACTCGCCCACGGTCAGTTCTTGCCCCTATATTTGCCATCCCGATGCGGGATGTCGTCTTCTTTCGCCCCTTCAGAGTTACTCTCAGGTGTTCGCCGTTATTGGCGAAAAGCCGTAGATTGGCTATGTCGTTATGCAGGGTCAGTCCATCAATATGGTCAACAACCTCTTCCTTCTTCAGCGGGCGCCCTAGCTTTTTCTCCATCAGAACCCGATGCAGGGGGACGTGCTTCCTCCCCCTTACGTGGGCGTACCCGTCCAGACAGATTGAAACCCCACTCTTGTACCAAGGGTTATGCTTCCCCTCTCTCGCCCCGGCATTGCGAGAGGGAAGCCCATAGCGGGCAATTATCTTCTTCACCCCGCTTCGGGACATCCCAACTCGGTCTGCGACTTCCTGAATGGTTAAAACCCCATCGGCTACTGCGGCAACTCTTTTCGCGTTCTGATTCATGTGACTACCGTTACTCCAGACCCAAAGGGGCCATTATATCCATAGAGCGGGAGGATGTCATCTCTCCCTATTGGGACATCACCGTGGAGGGGACGCACAATTACGTCACGGTAGATGGGACCATCCATCACAACAGCGGGAAATCAGTCGCCTGTGTTATAGAGATTCTTCTCCGCTCTTTAGCTCAGGAACCCAATCGGCAAGGGATAAGGACCACCCGGTGGGTAGTGATCCGCTCCAGCTTCAGGATGCTGAAAGACACCACGATAAAAACCTATAACGACTGGATTCCCCCCTCGATGGGTCGATGGCGTTGGGGCGACATGACGCACATTATCGACATTCCGCATCCATCGGGTGATGGAAGCCGAGTCAACGCGGAGGTTCTTTTCCGCTCTCTGGAGAAGCCTTCGGATGTCTCCAAACTGCTCTCTCTGGAACTGACCGGGGCGTTTATCAACGAAGCGAAGGACACCCCAAAAGCGATCTTTGACATGCTGCTGGGTCGGGTGGGGCGATACCCGTCCAATCGCGATGTCGGCCCTACGTGGTTCGGGATCATCCTCGACAGTAACCCCTGTGATACGGATCACTGGATTTACAAGACCTTTGAGGAGCATCGCCCGGACAACTACTCACGCTACAAGCAACCCTCTGGTCGATCCCCAGAAGCGGAGAATATCGAGAATCTCCCGAAGGGCTATTACCGGAACCTGGTGCCGGGGAAGAGCAAGGACTGGGTTTCAGTCTACGTGGATGGCAACTATGGATTGGCCACTGACGGCAAGCCGGTGTGGCCTGAGTATTCGGATGATGTTCATTATCTGGACATCGACTACCAGGTGTCCACGACAGAGACGATCTTTGTTGGCATTGATTTCGGTCTTGAGCCAGCGGCGACCTTCATGCAGCAGGGACCGTCAGGCAAATGGTTTCTGTTCGACGAGCTTGTCGCCACCGAGATGGGCGCGGAGAGGTTCTCTCAGCTTCTGCACGAGGTGATTTCACAACGCTATCGCGGAATCCCTATTCAGGTGTTTGGTGACCCGGCAGGCGATCAGAGGGCACAGACTGACGAGACGACGCCTTTCATGATCCTGCGGGCAAATGGCATCAACGCCTTCCCGACGCATACTAACTCATGGACTGTCCGCAGGGAGGCAGTGGCCTCTATCCTGACCAAGTTGGACTTCGCGGGTCAGCCTGCGTTTGCTGTCACCAAAGGTGCCCCGATTGCCAGAAAGTCCCTCGCGGGGGGCTACTGCTACAAGCGGGTGGCTGTTGTCGGGCAAGAGCGTTTTCAGGACAAGCCCGACAAAGGCCCGCTCAGCCACGTAGGGGACTCGATTCAGTATTGCGCTATCGGTGCAGGGCTGGGTTCCAAGCTGATAGAGTCTGATTGGGGCAATCAGCAACTCGACTATTCAAATATCGACCGAATGGTGGTTTAAATGGCTGGGGTGACAAAGGCGGCAAAAGAATTGCGTGACCTTGTTTTTGCCAAGGGGCTTGATGCTCTTGGGCCAAACCCTGTTGACGATGCCATTAAGCAGGAGCGGGCTGTTCAGCGGCTTATTGATAGCTCTTCATCACCCAGACGCGGAGAACTCCCTATTCTGAGGCACACCTCGCCAAATAAATTTGGTGAGTTTGACCACTCCTATATGGGAGCAGGGGAAGGTCGTCAGGTTTATGGGCATGGTACTTACTTGTCAGAGGGTAAGGGCGCACAGAGCTTCTATCAGGATCAAGCCAAGAGGATGAAGGCTATTGAACTCCTCAAGAAGCAGGGGAGGTATTATGCGAATGACACTCGTGGCGGGGAATATCCTGAAAGGATACTAACCCCTGCTGTTTATGCGCGTGCTGTTCTTACCGGCAATTCAACTGTAGACGATGCCTATAAGGGACTCCTGTCTGGTTTTTTGACAAGGAGTGATGTGTCCAAGGAGGTTTTTGAAAGTGCGCTTCAGGACTTCCCCAAGTTAGGCATTGACCCATATATCTACAAGTATCTCGTTGACTACGATGTACCCCCAAGCAGTTTGGTTTCTTTGGATGAGCATTGGGGAGCGAACCCCAAGGTTAGGGACGTAATAGACATCCTTAATTCAAAGCCAATTCCGCAGTCTGTAATGGACAAGAAGCGTGCCTTTTATGAAGACCTCGGGCTTGGTGATGATTTCGTAGCTGAGCGAGTTGGGTATCTTAAGGAGTCGAAAATCCCCTTTCGGGAGTTTTATCCTGCTGTGGATGAAATGAGAGAGATAGAGAAGCTGGTCACTCCAAAAGGGTTGTCCGATGCGATGCTTGAGGCTGGTGTTCCGGGGTATCGTTTTTATGATGGGGCTAGCAGAGGTTCTCTCAAAAACGGAAAGAGGACAGAGAACTTCGTAGCGTTCAGTGACAAAGACCCGAGAATTCTTGCCTCTCAGAAGGGGGCGACAGACCTCAAGACGCTCCTCGCCCTCGTGGGTGGTGGTGGGGTGGCGACTGCTGCCATTGCACCCAACACGGGCGGAACGTCCCTTGAGGAGATTGCACAACGCTATGGTGGTCCTGTCGAGCAGAGGATTGAGCCACCTGTGAACCCGACTGCTGCTAAGATAGCGGAAACGATAGAGGATATTCCGCTCATTAACTTTATGTTCGGTGGCTTGCAGAACTGGTTTGAGCGTGGAGGCTATGGAGAGAACAGGTTGCGCGATCATGTGGGCGCGGCAGCAGACCTGCTCTGAGAGAGGACAAAGAAAATGTTAGACGATGATGAAATCCTCAGTATTGTCGGGAACGAACTCTCTCAGTCGATGGGGGGCACTCAGAACGACTCTCTCCAGTCAAATCGTGAGAATGCGCTTGCCTACTATCTGGGCTTGCCTGACGGCAAAGAGGTGCAGGGGCGGTCATCGGTGGTATCGACCGATGTGGCGGATGCTATCGAGTGGATTCTGCCCGAGGTCATTGAGCAACTGACCAAGAACAATGAGGTGGTCACCTTCGATGCCAATTTTGAGGGTGACGAGCGGCAGGCCGAGTTGGAGACGCAGTTTGTCTTCGATACGGTGATGAAGGACAACCCAGGGTTTCTGATTTATCACCAGGTCATCAAGGACGCTCTGCTTCAGAAGAACGGCATCTCCAAGGTGATGTACGAGGAGAACTCCACGATTGAGGTGGATCGCTTCACCGGTATCGGGGAGGAAGCCCTGTCGATGCTCACCCAGCAGGATTCGGTGGAGATCGTCGAGAAGACAGGCTACGAGAACGAGGAGGCGAAGGCGCAGATCGAGTTGCAGTTTGAGCAGCAGATGCAGCAGTATCAGATGATGCAGCAGCAGATGCAGATGCAGCCTCAGCAACCCGGCATGCCTCCGCAGCAGATGCCCCCGCCTCCCGAGATGCCCCCGATCCCGATGCTCTATGATGTGAAGGTTCGCATCAGGGAAGAGGAGCGGAAGGTGGCAATCTATGCGGTGCCGCCTGAAGAGTTCCGCATCAATCAGCAGCACAACTCTCCTGATCCCACGACGGCGCGGTTCACCGCACACGTTGTCCTGAAGTCCGCATCTGATCTCATCCGAAGCGGAATCCCTAAGGATGTCGTGGATGAACTGCCCCGCGTCAACGTGGACAACGATCAGGATCGGCAGTATCGCTTCTCCATGCAGCAGGAGACGTATTACGGGGACGGTATCAACACACTGGACCCCTCGCAGGAGATGATCGAGGTTGCCGAGTGCTTCATGCACATCGACATTGATGATGATGGGGTGTCGGAGTTCTGCAAGATTGAGGTAGCGGGCGGTGACGACCCGACCCACCTCCTGCGGATTGAGGAGATGAGTCTGTCTGATCATCCTTTTGGGTCCGCGCTGGCAATCATCATGAGCCACAAGTTTTCCGGCCTTTCGATTTATGATCGCCTGAGGCAGATTCAGAATCAGAAGACGGCACTGTGGAGAAACATCCTCGACAACATTTACCTCCAGAACAATCAGAGATTGGCTGTCACCGAAGGCATGGTCAATCTTGACGACCTGATGCTGTCCCGTCCAGGCGGGATTGTTCGGCAGAAGGTGCCCGGCTCTGTTGAGCCGATTGTGACGCCCCCGATTGGGGGAGACGCCTACCAGATGATGGACTACCTCGATCAGGTCCGCGCCGGTAGGGTGGGCGTCTCCCCCGAAGGGCAGATTCAGGTGGATAACATCGGTGACCGGGTGGGTTCAGAGGGCATCGAGAAGTTGATGACCGCAAAGGAGGCAATCGTTGGGCTGATGATCCGCGTCATCGCGGAGACATGGGTCAAGCCTCTGATGATCAAGACGCGGAATCTTCTCCGCAAGCACGCGGATGCTGTCTATGACATCAAGTTCAAGGATCAGTGGGTCAGCGTTAATCCCTCCGAGTGGGCAAAGCGTGACCGGACGACGGTTCGGGTGGGCACCGGTTCAGGCAACAACCGGCAGCAACTGGAATCCATCATGACAGTGATTCAGGACCAGATGGCGATCAAGCAAGACCCGATGCAGACACTGGTTTCCCCGCAGGAGGTGTTCAACGCCCGGAGAACCTTCTGCAACGTGGCGGGATTGCCGGGTGCCTCGCCTTATTACCTTGATCCGGGTTCTCAGCAGGGGCAGGAAGCGGCACAGCAGACTCAGCAGATGTCTCAGGAGCAGCAGCAGAAGGAAGAGCAGGAACGTCAGGCAATGATCGAGATGCAGAACAAGGTTGCCGACGCAGAATTGGGCAAGGCAAGGGCTGCGCTGGAGACTGTTCAGGTCAAGGCAGAGGCGGAGAGGCTGAAGACCAAGATTTCCGCGCTTGAGGCGGCGTTGAGTGAAGCGAGCGAAGAGAAGCAGTTGGCGTTTGACTACGACAAGATGCGGATTGATGCCGCCCTGAAGCTGACAGAGATCGAAACGAAAGAAAAAGTGGATTTGAACAAGCAAGTACAGCAGAATAAAGAGGCTGTCAATGGATAGTCAGCAATATGAATTGGAAGTAGAAGTTGACAAGGGAAGTCGCGCCAAGACTTTGCTTGAGGGAATCTCCCCTTACTTTGATCAGTTGGAGGATAACCTTATTGAGCAGTTCAAAGCCTTGTCGGTGACATCACCGCAGAGTGATGAAGTCCTGAAGATGATTAAGCTACAGCACCTTGCGCTTAGTAATGTCAGGAGATCAATTGTGAATGCGGTGGAAACAGGCAAGATGGCGTTTCATTCCTTGTATGGAGAAGTTGAGTGACCACAGCTACCAGCGATGATGCTGTACCAAGCACTGCGGAAGAACGGATCAATGCGTTTATTCATGGGTCCGATGAACAAGCACCGGTAAGCGTTGAAGAGCCTGATGAGGATTCGGAAGATACCCTTGAGGGCGACCAAGTAGACGAAGAGGTGGGCGAAGAGGAAGAGGAGTCCGAGGATAGCGATAGCGATAGCGACGACGACGACAACTCCCTCGCAAAAGCACTGGGGCTGGATGAAGGTCAGGTCGATTACGATGCTGACGGGAATCTGGTGTTCAATGCGAAGGTTGACGGCGAGGTGGTGCAACTGACCGCTCGCGAAGTCCTCAAGAGTCTTCAGCTTGAGAGGCATGTCAATCGGAAGTCGGTAGAACTCTCTGAGAAACAGAAGGAGTTTCAGCAGCAGGCGCAGGCAATCCAGCAACAGTATGCCCAGAAGATCGAAGAGGCGGATGCAGCAATCAGTCTCGTTGAAAAGGAGATTCTCTCCGAGTACAACAGCATCAACTGGGATCAACTGAAGCACACGGATCCGGGCCTTTATGCGGCAAAGCGACAGGATTTCTCCGAGCGCGCTGGCCAAATCCAGGGGATGAAGCAACAAGTCCTTGAGGAACGCCAGAGCCAGATGGAGCAGGCACAGGAGCATCAGAGAAATGTGATGCAGGAGATGCTCGTTCGGGAACGGGCGGCGATGCTTGAAAAGAATCCTGAATGGAATGACCCCCAGAGGTTTCAGGAGGATGTTGGCTCAATCAAGAGCTTCCTGACTGATACCTATGGGTTCAAGAATGAGGAGACTGATCAGATTTATGATCACCGCCTCATCTCTGTCATCCAGGACGCCAAAGCCTACAGAAGCGCAAAGCAGGCTGCTAAGACTCAACTCAAGAGAGCAATTCCGAAATTCCAAAAGCCCGGTTCTGGGAAAGACCAGCAGCTTAGCAAGGCAAGGCAGATGAAAGCTAAGCACCAGAACCTTCGGAAGACGGGGAGCATTCAGGATGCCCTCGCCATACTCAACGCGAGATCGAGCAAATGACTAATACCGTAGCAACCCTGACGTATCAGGAACCCATCGCAACGGGTGGTAACCGAGAAGACCTGGGGAACATCATCTTCGACGTTTCTCCGACCGAAACCCCGGTGCTGTCCGCCATTGGACGCAACAGCGCAAAGGCAACCTCTCACGATTACCTGACTGATGAATTGGCGGCACCCGACACTGCCGGTGCGATTGAAGGCGCAGATGCGTCCCCCACTCGCCCTGCATCGCGGACTCGTCTGTCCAACTTCACGCAGATTTTTGAGCGTGCGGCGGCTGTCTCCGGCACTCAGGAGAAAGTTCTGAAGGGTGGCTCCATCAGCTCTGAAATGAACTATCAGATCCTGCGCCGTGGGCAGGAGATGAAGAACTCGGTTGAGTCCGCCATCGTGGGCGTCAACAAAGCCAAGCTGGGCGGCGATGAAGCCACTGCTCGCCTGATGGGTTCACTGTCCACCTATCTGGATGGTGATAGCTATCAGGGCGCGGGCAGTGCCCCCACCGGCAACGGTGTTGATATTCCGGCAGCAGGCACAGGTCGCGCCTTCACCAAAGACATCCTCCGCGATGCGCTTGATGTCCTCTGGACCCAATCCAGTGGCAACAAGAACGTGATGGCTGTCTGCGCAGGCGCACAGCGGAAGCTGTTTAGTGAGTTCTCCGGCACTGACACCCGCTATGTGACGACCGATGACCGGGAACTGGTGGACTCCATCGACGTATTCGATGGCGACTACCACACCGTGACGGTGACCCCTGACCGGTTCTGCCTCGCGAACAACGTCTTCATCATCGATAAGGAGTACCTGAAGCTGTCCGAGTTGCGTGGCATGTTTACCAAAGACCTGTCAGTTGTCGGTGACTCTGTTCGCAAGCAGATTATCTGGGAGACCACCCTGGAGGTGTGCAGCCCGAAGGCTCACATCAACATCGCGGACCTTCTGTAATTGCATGTGCTTGGCAGGGGGTAACACCCCTGCCTCTTTTTCATGGTGGAGATGATGGGTGATGAAAAAGTGCGGGAAGGTAACATCGAGTCAGAAAGCCACAGACGCATCGAGGAAGATTTCCCAAAGCGGAGGCCTGTCA